TTATCTAGATACCTGTCCCTTGCCTCTCCTGCAGCTTTTCTAGTAAAAGCAAAGTAACCTATACGATCTAGAGGCACACCTTTGTTTACATACTTTTGCACCTCGTTTAATAAACGTCTAGTCTTACCTGTGCCTGGTGGTCCTACAACTTTATATCTCATTAGTAGTTACTTTCTTTTCTCTCTACAGGTTTGTATTCTATTTTGTCTATATGCATTTGTTTTAGTCTACATACTTTTAGTGTTTTGCCATCTACGTTTAGTGAGTGATTAAATTCTACACCACACTTGTCTTTCATCTTTTGTGCTATTCTTTCTTCTGGTATTTTCCAACTAGATCCTAAGTGATCTATAAAAGAATTAAATCTAAAGTAGTGATGACCTTCTTCTGTTAAACATGATCCACTATTTATCTGCACTCTTTTTTGAGCTCTTGGTCCATTAACACAATATTGATATAGCTCTTCTTTTAATCTATCTCCTATCTGTGTGCCTGCAGGTGGTTCTATCTTTGTAGAATTTTTTCTAAGTTCTGTAAGCTTTGCTCTAAAATCTTTTGGTTTCAATGGTTCGTGATAGATACCTGTTTGCTCCCATATTAAATCTAACAGTTCTGTTTGTTTAGTAATTAATCTTCTATGACTTGCAACTACACCTGCTTTGTTACCGTCAGGTAGTTCTACGTTAAAATGATACTCAGGTTCTGCATACATAATTATTTGAAAGTCTGATATTTCAGGAAACATTGTAATGCTATCTGACTTAACACCAAACGGTCTGCTATAACAAAGTGTACGCATACACTTACTATGTATTGGATCTTCATAACAAGTATGACCTGCAGTATCTTTCTTCCATGCAGCTATCTTAGAATCTAGTTTTGATTTATCCCAAGGAGACTCTAGATAATTATAGTTTGCATTTGAAACAAAGTCAGGCCATTTATCTTTGTATTTCTTTTTAGCAAAGACCATGTAGTTGTACATAAATCGATCTCTGCCATCATCTAGTTTTTTCTTAGAACACAAAGCCAGGCATGGTGGACCATCATCAAATTCAGGATTAGTTCCAAGTAATACATTCTTGTATGTTTCTTCTACAAGTCTATCTAAATCTGATTTATTAATTTTATTTTC